CAAGGTCAAGTCGCTGACCGCCGAACTGTTCACCGACTGGAAGCAGTGGGCTGAAGCGGCTGGGGAATTCATTGGCACCCAACGTAGGTTCTCCGATTTGCTCATCACGCGAGGGCTGGAGAAATGGCGAAACAGCATGGGCGTGCGCGGGTTTCAGGGCATTGGCCTCAAACAGCCGCACACCCCTGCCTACACCCCTTATTCGGACGACTGACCCCCCATGAAAAACATCGGGCCCGACGCATCTGACATGGCTGAACGTAACTTCTCTACGCGTGTGCGCGCGCGTCACGAAGAGAGTTATGTGTCGCTGCGTCCGATGTGTCAGGCCGAGAACAACAGGACTGACAACATGAACACGACCATCCTCGCCCTAGATCTGGGCACCACAACGGGCTGGGCACTGAGCGGCCGCGACGGCAGCATCACCAGTGGCAGCCAATCCTTCAAACCCCAACGTTTCGAAGGCGGCGGCATGCGCTTCCTGCGTTTCAAGCGCTGGCTCACGGACATCAAGCAGTGCAACGACGGCATTGACCAAGTCGTCTTTGAAGAGGTTCGCCGCCACGTCGGTGTCGACGCTGCACACGCCTACGGCGGCTTCATGGGCCAGCTGACCGCCTGGTGTGAGCACCACCAGATCCCGTACCAGGGCATCCCGGTTGGCACGATCAAGAAGCACGCCACCGGCAAAGGCAATGCGAGTAAGGACGAGATGGTGGCATCCGTCCGTGCCCGTGGTAACAGCCCAGCAGACGACAACGAGGCCGATGCCATCGCCTTGCTCTACCTGGCCCGTGAGATAGCCGCAGAGGGGGTGTGACATGAAAGTGCCGCAATACCGCTACCGCTGCCCCCTGGGCAATCTGCAGCCGACCACGCCGGACCTGGACGCTGTCAAACGTGAGGGTTGGCGCAACGACCACATCCTGGTGGTCTCCGAAGAGGACGACCGACTGGACTGGGTCGAAAAGCAGTTCGTGCGCAGGCTGGGCGAACGTCTCTACGGGGATGGAGGCAAGCGTCATGACTGAGACACGAACCGATTGGACCGTGGAGGACGTAGCGGCCCGCTTTGCCGAGGCAGCCGAGACCGCTCACAAGCTTCCCAGAGTCCGCCCGGGCGGCTACTTCAACCCCTGGATGACATTAGCCTTCCAGGTGCCCGAGCGTTACCCAGACCCTGAGCGGCTGTACCGGCCCATGCCGCCCAGTCCTCAAGCCGTGGAGCGGATGCTCGAGACCATGCGCTGGGTGCAGTGGCTGGAAGTGGAGCAGCGGCATCTGGTGTGGATGCGGGCCAACCGCTACGAGTGGCAGCAGATCGGCAGGCGCTTCGCCTGCGACCGCAACACGGCCTCTCGGCGCTGGCATCGGGTCATGGAGTTGGTGGCGTACAGGCTCAACTCCGGATGATGTGGTGGCGAAACGTGGGGAAATGTCCGATAATGTGGGTGTTCCGCGTCTGATCGGATACTAAAACAGGACAGATTCATGAAACCCGCCGCTTTTAAAGCAACGCCCCGCCTGGATGCGGATGCGAGCCGAGCCTTGCTCAAGGTAGTCGGTCGGGTAAATCTGTCCGAAAAGCGTCGGTCTGAGCTAGCCTCCTTTGCCGAGGCTGCTCGTCAAGCATTCGCACGTCCATTGCCCATCAAGGTGAATGGCCGTTGATGCGAGCAAAATCTCTCTTCGGCACATTCGGGATGTTGAAGACGGGGTATTGAGGCAGTTTTCGTGTGGTCGTTCCCAATTGGACGAGTTCCTTCACGAAGATGCTCGCGATTACGACACGCACGGACTGACCAGCACAGTCGTTGTTTTTCACGCAGACGTTGCTGTTCCCATCGGATATTTCAGCCTGACGGCAGACTCGGTCCACTTGAGCAGTGGGGAGCGTACCGACCTGGGCTTGCCATTCGACGCACCCATCAGCTATTACCCGGCAGTCAAACTGACCAAGCTGGCTGTAATCGAATCGATGCAAAGCACAGGTGTCGGTGAATACCTCATCGACCTGATTTGCGGCATTGCCTCCTCAGCGCCCTTTGCTGTTCGGCTGATCACGGTAGATGCGGTCAATCTTGAACGGGTGCTGTCGTTTTACGAGCGAGTAGGGTTCATGGAGAGTCTTTCCGAAAAGAAGGAACGTGGATCACAAAAGATTCGTGAAACCATTTTGATGTTCAAGGACCTTTATCAGTGAATTTACGAGGCCAATCGATGGATGTTGCGAATTCTCAATCCTTGCGGTCTGCCGTTGATCAAGGTCTTGCAAGTGGTGAGGCTCGTTCGGCTACTCAAGTGCTTGACCAACTTGAGGCGAAATACGCGGCATTGGTCGATGCAGAAAAGATGTTTGACGAGATCGCTGACGAAAACCTTCATCAAGAGGTCGGCACTGGAAAGCCGGTCGGCAAGGAAGTGCTTTGAACCCCACCAAGTTTGCGCCCCATTTCATCTGAAAGTGTTTTGGCGTGTTTTGAAGTGATTGCGGGTAAGGACTGCGGTTGATGCGGGTTTGAGCGGAGAAAGCGCCCGAATCCGAATGCAGCATGGAGGGCCTTTTGAGCGTACAGTTTCAGCTACGGTCAGGAAAGAAGCGCAGGTACTCCAAATCGCCTCGCACCTGAGGAAATCAACGGGTCCTTCCTGGCCAAAGCGGTATGCGGGGGGCAACAGCGCGAGATTTCGATAGCGACTGCCCTGAAAAACAGGTTACCACCTGCCCAGGTTACCGGCCTGTGGTTACCACCGCACCAGACAGTTACCACCCCCTAAAAATTTCCAACCCGCCCGGCGGCAACGCTCGGCGGGTTTTTCAATTCCATGACGCCAAACCTGCAGATCGAATACCGCCCGATCGATGCGTTGCTGCCTTACGCGCGCAATCCGCGCACGCACTCGCCAGCACAGATCGCCAAGATCGCGTCCAGCATCGTGGAGTTCGGCTGGACCCAACCTATTCTGGTCGATGGCGACAACGGGATCATTGCCGGCCATGGTCGCCTGGCGGCGGCACGCAAGTTGGAACTGGTCGAAGTCCCCGTCATTGAACTGCGCCACCTGAGCCCGGCGCAAAAGCGCGCCTACGTGATAGCCGACAACCGTCTGGCCTTGGACGCTGGGTGGGACGAAGAGCTGTTGGCGCTGGAATTGGCGGAGCTGTCCGAAGCAGGCTACGACCTGCAGCTTACCGGCTTCGACGATGACGAGCTGGCCAAGATGCTGGCGGATCTCGGTGACGCAGGTGCGCAAACGCCAGATGAGGATCTGGCCAGTGAAGAGGACGAGGATGTCCCGGAGCCACCTCGTCAACCGATCAGCCGTCCCGGTGATGTCTGGCAGCTGGGCCCGCATCGCCTGATCTGTGGTGATGCGTCGGACCCGGTCGCCATTGCCGCCTTGATGCAGGGCGAGCAGGCGAGCCTGTGCTTTACCTCACCGCCCTACGGCAACCAGCGTGACTACACCTCTGGTGGCATCGCTGACTGGGACGGCCTTATGCGCAGCGTGTTCGCCCAGGTGCCCATGGCGGCCGATGGCCAGGTGCTGGTCAACCTCGGTCTGATCCACCGTGAGAACGAGTTCATTCCGTACTGGGACCAGTGGCTTGCCTGGATGCGCAGCCAAGGCTGGCGGCGCTTTGCCTGGTACGTCTGGGACCAGGGGCCGGGGATGCCCGGCGACTGGCAAGGCCGCCTGGCACCGAGCTTCGAGTTCATCTTCCACTTCAACCGTCAGACCCGAAAGCCCAACAAGACGGTCCCCTGCAAGTTCGCCGGCCAGGAAACCCATCTGCGTGCCGACGGATCGTCCACCGCCATGCGCGGCAAGGACGGTCAAGTGAACGGTTGGACCGCTGCCGGTCAGCCGACGCAGGACCACCGCATCCCTGACTCGGTGATCCGGGTCATGCGCCACAAGGGAAAGATCGGCCAGGACATCGATCACCCAGCCGTGTTTCCCGTGACGCTGCCGGTGGAGGTGATCGAGGCCTACACACAGGAAGGCGAGATCGTGTTTGAGCCCTTTGGCGGCAGCGGCACCACGCTGATGGCCGCCCAACGCACCGGTCGCATGGGCCGCGCGGTGGAGATCGCACCCGAGTACGTCGACGTGGCGCTGCTCCGTTTCCAACAGAACTTCCCTGGCGTGCCGGTCACCCTGGCCGCCACCGAAGAACCCTTTGAGGTTGTTGCTCAACAACGCAAAGCCGAGCATCGACAAGAGAGCGAACATGCAACTGTCTGAACATTTCGAACTGGCCGAGTTTCTGGCCTCCGAGACCGCCGCTCGCCGTGGCATCAGCAACGAGCCCACCCCTGATGACATCGAGAACCTGCGTCGGCTGTGTCAATCGGTGCTGCAGCCGCTGCGCGTTCACCTCAAGCGCCCGGTGGTGATCACCTCCGGCTACCGCTCACCAGCGCTGAACCGCGCGATCGGCGGCAGCCCGACCAGCCACCACATGCAAGGGCGTGCGGCCGACCTCATCGTGCCGGGCATTGCACCGTTGGCCGTGTGCCAGGCCGCCCACCAGTTGAAGCTGCCTTGCGTGCAGATCATTCACGAATTCGGACGGTGGACCCATCTGGCAGTGGCGATCTCGAATGAGCGCACCCAGCTGCTCACGGCCAAGCTGAACCAGGGCAAGACCGTCTATGAAACGGGGTTGGTCCATGTCTGAACCCTGGCTCTCTACCCATATTGAGCGCTGGCCTACCGACAAACTCGTGCCTTACGCCCGCAACGCCCGCACCCATTCCGAGGAGCAGGTGGCGCAGATCGCGGCATCCATCGTCGAGTTCGGTTTCACCAATCCGATCCTGGCGGGGTCTGATGGCGTGATCGTCGCCGGTCACGGAAGGCTGGCCGCTGCGCAAAAGCTGGGTCTGGACACCGTGCCCGTGGTCGTGCTCGATCACCTGACGTCCACCCAGCGCCGAGCGCTCATCATTGCGGACAACCGCATTGCAGAAAACGCCGGCTGGGACGACGCCATGCTGCGCATCGAGCTGCAGTCGCTGCAGGAAGACGGCTTCAACCTGGACATCACCGGCTTCGATGCCGACGCCCTGGCCGAGATCATGGCGGGCGAGGAGACCACGGTCGATGGCCAAACGGATGACGATGCGGTGCCCGAAGTGCCCGTCACTCCGATTTCCCGCCCAGGCGATGTCTGGGAACTGGGCAATCACCGCCTGGTGTGTGGGGACGCCACCGACCCCAAGAGCTACGAGCTGCTGATGGCCGATGCCCAGGCCGACATGGTCTTCACCGATCCACCGTACAACGTGGACTATGCCAACTCTGCCCGCGACAAGATGCGTGGCAAGGACCGCCCGATTCTGAACGACAACTTGGGCGATGGCTTCTACGACTTCTTGCTGGCGGTTTTGACGCCGATGCTGGAGCGCTGTGCAGGCGCCACCTACATTGCCATGTCCTCCAGCGAACTCGACACGCTGCAGTCTGCATTCCGTGCTGCCGGTGGCAAATGGTCCACCTTCATCATCTGGGCTAAGAACACCTTCACGCTCGGCCGCGCCGACTACCAGCGCCAGTACGAGCCCATCCTCTACGGCTGGCCCGAAGGCCAGAACCGGCACTGGTGCG